CTTGTATGATAGGTGGATTTAGTGCATTTTATATGCGGACCAACCAAACCACATAGACGACGACAGCAACCCTACAAAGAAACGTCCATATGCACAATGGATTCGAACTTTGTGTCCCACAACGCCCTAGGCAAAATTGGCGCGACGTGTGGCAACGTGTACTTCCCATCCCTATTCACCCGTTTGAATCCTAAGATTCCGTCACAAACTGAAATGTAACACTCGACAAGGTCCTGCTCCCATATGCCATAAACATTGTGGAGAAAAGAACCAAAATAATCTGGATCGATAGTGTGTGCGTTCATTGTCATTGTCTTGAGTTCCTCTGCAGTGTACTTGTACGCCATTGCCTGATTCCTCATGTCGAGAAAAGGAGTGGCGGACATCTGCTCGGCTGTATTAAGCAGGAGTTCTCGTATGGAAGCGATGTGGCGATGTTCATAGGCCGCGGACAAAAGCTTGCCGGCCATATAATCATCATCTTTGACTGTCTTGTTGAAATTGCAACGGACAGGTAACTTGCAAATCACTCTCCCAAACGATGGTACGGGGTACGTCTTGCTGATGCTTGGCACGAAGCGTTTCCGAAGGAACGTCGCTTTTTCACGGTGGTCCACTACCACTCCTTGAGTGCTCATGCCAGAGCTTTGGGCCACTTCGCCAAAGGAGGTTTTCATCCCTCCTCGATCCTGGCGAGTGTACGTAACTCCATCATCCCCGTATACCAAAGTGGTGCTGCTCGTAATCCCAGCTTCAGCCAATGCCGACAGCGAAGTGCATGCGTTAACATAACCGTTGCCAGTGGTGGTAGTAACCTCACCACTCCAACGTTGACCCTTGACTGTACCCTTGACACCATACCGCGTGAAAACACGTACTCTGGTGTTGGCTGCAAACTCTCGAACAAACCACTTCGGTGCGCCAAGCTTGTAATAAAACATGGCTTCCCATTTTCGTACGCCGGCGGGTTGCGTCCCGTCATTGTTCTTGAAGTCGTTCTCGAAAGCTTCGCCCGGGGTATGATGAATGATTTCTGCTATCTCGTCTGCAGTCATGCCAACGCAATATATGATCTCATTCCCTTTGTTCCTGGGATTGGTGCGTGACAATTCTTCTGCAATTCGACGTGACAAATAATATACAGCAGACCCCATTACAAGATTGTACATGTCACCCCCTTGGTAGACGACGCGTGGTTGGGATCCATCGTATTTGAGCAAAACCTCAGATTTTGCAAACACAGTCTTGTCCGTATATCCAGGTAAGCTGAAGTCTTGCGAATCAAGAAGAGCCTGAAGCCTCTCCCGCTTTTGCCCGCTCATCTC